CCATGATCCGCAGCCCATGGAGCTTCTCGGCCCCGTACAGGGCGTCAGGCGTGCCGTGACCGATCAGGTCTTCGGTGAGCAGCGGGGCGTGGCCGACCTCCTGCTGCAGTTCGATCGGATACGCGCAGGCCGACGATGCGTAGAACGTGGTGGGGGTCTCGTTGGTCGAAGCCGCACGGGCGACGTTGAGGGTGATCTGACCGTTGACGAGCGAGGCGCCGAGGTCGGCGTTGCTGTGGAAGTAGCCGACGCCGCCCATGTCGGCCGCCAGGTGGAACACGAGCTCGGCGCGGACGGTCGCGCGGACGGTCTCGGCGAGCGACGTCAGGTCGGCTCGGCGGCACATCACGTCCGGCCGCCGCCACGACGGGAACACGGTGTCGACGGCGGTCACATGCGCGCCGAGCGCGTGCAACCGGTTGCACAGGTTCGATCCGATGAAGCCGCCGCCGCCGAGCACGACGACGTGCCGGCCGGTCACCTGCTGATCGAGAACCACAGGTCCCTCCGGGAGTCGTAGAGCGCCGAGTCGGCGTCGATCGCCCGCATCGTCTTGCGGGCCGTCGCGTCGATCTCACCCTTCGGCGACCAGGCGTTCAGGTGCTCGACCACGGAGTCGAAGCACGGACGGAACCTGGCCCGCATCTTCGCGGTGCCGATGAACTCGGTGTCGGTGTACTGGTGGTCGTACCCGTCGAACTGGAACGACCCCGGCCCCTGGTCGACGACGCCGCCGACCTCGTCGAGGTAGCGCCGGTCGACGAGGTAGTGGGTGGCGTGCAGGCCCGCGGTCACGTACGGGTTCAGCAGGTCGTTCGTGCCGACCACCTGCACCCAGCCGTCCATGAGGGCCAGCGCAGCGGTGTCCCATCCGGGATGGAAGTTCAGGTCGTCGGCGCCGGCGAACACGTACTCGGCTGTGGTCTCCCGGTACGCCGTCGTGATCGCCCCCGAGTAGTTCGGTCGGCCCTCGTTCACCACCACATCGACGTCGAGACCGGATGCCACGTCGATGCTGGCGGTGTCATCGGCTTCCACGGCGAAAACGACCCGGTGACCGGTCTCGGTGGCGTCGGCGATGTTGGCGGCCACCCGGGCGAGCCGGTCGGCGCGGCCGTAGGTCGGGATGAGGACAGCGATCACGCTGGGACCCCAACGAGCCCTTCGATCGCCATGCGGAACGTCGTCAAGTGGGCCTCCCTGTCGAAGCTGTTGGCGTGCTGGCGGGCCCGTGCCGATGCCGCCTGCCACTCGGCGGGATCCTCGAGGCGACGAATGTGCCGAACCCAGGCGGCGATGTCGCTTCGATCGATGAAGGTGGCGGCCCCGCCGAGCGACTCCATCAGGCCAGGGGTCGGGTGGGCCAGCACGGGGATCCCCGACGACATGGCCTCCAGGCCAACCCGCCCGAAGGACTCCCTGTCGGACGGCATCAGCAGGACTCGCGTCCGACTCCACACGCCACGCATGTCGTGCTGAGTGTCGATCAGTTCGACGTTCGGGCGGTCCCTGCGTCGCTGCCGGCCGTAGCCACCCTTGACGCCGAGGAACTGCCGGTCGGGGGTGCGGTCGGCGATCTCGTAGAAGAGGTCGACACCCTTCTCGCGGGTCAGATTGATGAGCGTGACCGCAGATCCGGGTGATGTGCGGTGTTGGTTGAGGTCGACCGGCGGGTGGACGACGATCGACTCGCCGTCCCAGCCGGCGACTTCCTTGCTGGCGACCGAGTTGAACACGACCAGCGCCGACCCGGTGAGATTCGCCCCAGTGGGATCGCCGTGCACCATCCGCACCGATGGCCGATCAGTCGACACGGCGGCGTTGTGGCCTTCGCTTCGGTCGCCCAGATGCGACACGACGACGTCGTGCTGTCGAGCGGTGGCCCGCAGGCGACTGGCACGGCCGATGACCTGGACGCCGTCGAGCTCGTAGATCTGGTCCGACAGGGTGGTCATGACTTCTACGTCGTGTCCGTGCCGGACCAGATCTACGAAGCATTCGTGCGTGGAGAGCCACGCCCCAACCCGAGAGTTCGGCGGGTAGAGGGGCGTGACCCCCAGCACCTTCACGGTCAGCTCGAGGTGACCGGCGTGTTGTTGGTGTTCGTCAGCTTCGTGAAGGCGTCCACGTCGTTGACGAGGAACCCGTATTCAGCTTCAGCCAGGATGGCGACGAGGTTGTTCTCGAACAGCGACACGAGGCTGCCGTTGATCGTGACCGGGGCCTCGGTCGAGATCCGGTAGCTGATGCCGCCGACGGCACCCCATGCAGCCTGGGTCCAGTCGCCGCCGAAGCCGACGACGTCGGTCAGGTTGGCGGAGGCGACGCCCTCACCCATGTAGGACTGGCGGCCGAGGAGGCGACCAGCGGACGAGATCGCCGGGGCGTTCTCGTCGACGGGGAGGTCGGTCCAGATGGGGCGGCCGGTCGTGTCGACCGAACCCCACAGGAGCGGCTCCACGACGGAGTCGAGCGCCCAGCCGGTGAGCTGGTAGCGGCGGCCGGTGGCGTCGGTGTCGGTGACGATGTCGGACATCGCCTCCTTCAGGTCGACGAAGATGCCGCCGTTGGCCTGCGACGTGCCGCCGAGTTCCTGCACCTTGGTCGTCTGACCGACGTAGGTGGAGAACGGTCCGTCGCCGGCTGCGCCGCCGGGGCCCTCGTCGTGGAGGGCGGCACGGTCGAAGCCGATGGCGAACGCCTCGGCGAGGCCGTCCCGCATCCGCTCGATGAAGGCAGCCGGGTTGAGCCGGATGACCTCAGCGGAGTCCACCATGATCGCCGCGATCTTCTTCGGCTCGATGGACTTCGGGGTGATCGCGCCGGCGGTGGCCGGCTTGCGCTCACCCTCACCGACCCACGCCGCCTGCGGGCGAGTGGTGATGACGGGGATCCGGGTGCCGGACGGGCCCAGGGGGACCCGGCGGACGAGCTGCTGCACCACGCTGTTGCGGGCGCCTCGCTCGAAGATGTACTCGGCCTGGACGGGATCGATGAACCCGGACAGGTCGCTGGTCTTGGTGGGGGCGGTGATCGCCATGGGGTTCTCCTCTGACGCGACAGAGTCGCCCCGAAAGGCGGCTCCGATCAGATGTTGGGGGTTGTTGGTTGGCTCCCCGACGAACGTCTGGGAGGGGAATCTCAGCGAATGCCGAGCTTCGCCTTCAGGTCTTGCTCCAACTGGGTGGAGTTGAGGCCTGGAGGCTGACTGCCACTGCGGGCGCCCTGGCCGAGGTCGAGCGGTCCCGGCTCGGGAGCCGGTGCAATCCGATCGACGAACGCCTGCACGGCGTCACGGTCAGGTTGGCCGTCCTCGCCCATGAACCGGGTGAGGTTGATGCCATCGAGCACGTCGTCGACATCCAGGCCACGGCCGGCGGCCGCGACCCGGAAGGCGTCAGCGACGCGTTCCGATCCGAGCTCAGCGAACACCTGCGTGCGTGCGTTCTCGACGGCTTCGCGAACGGCACGGTCCTGATCGGACTCGTGCTGCTTGCGGAGCTCCTCGAGTTGCTTCGCCGCTCCGGCGTTCGTCTTCGCTCGTTCCTCCCACTTCCGTGCCTTCTGCAGCTCAGAGCGGAGTCGTTCCACTTCGGCGGCCGGGTCGTCGCCCTGTGCAGGGGTCGGGTCCGGGGGTGCGTCGGTGGTCGTGGTCGGCGTCGGATCCTGTGCAGGGTCCGGCTGGATGTCACTCACAGTGGTTTTTCCTCCCGTGCGGGTGGTTGCTTGCTGGCGCCCCGTGCGGGGCGGGATCTCAGACCCGGATGCCGGGCACGCCGTCGGCCACCTGTGCGAGGTGGCGGGCGTTGATGACTTGGCCGGGGTCGGTGTCGGCGTAGATCGGAACGACGATGCAGTCGCAGTGGTCGTGGCCGAACGTCGCCGATTCGTTCGACCGGTACCGCTGAGCGGCGACGGTCGAGCAGAACTTGCAGCTGCTGCCGGTGAGAACCCGACGCCATCCGACGACGCCAGTGGCGGCGGTGAGGTTGGCGCCCTCTCGGGACGTGCCGACGATCAGGTCGGATGCGATCGACTCGGCTCTGGTGCCGCCGGTGGCGAGGGCTTCTGCCCATTCGGCTCCCTCAGTGAGGGCGTGCCAGTAGGCGGTGAACGGCGCCTCAACGACGGCTGTGGTGGTGGCGGCAGGGACGGTGACCGGCCGGTCGGCGAGCAGGGCGTAGTAGCCGGCGGAGGTGTTCACGGCGGCGGCCTGGGCCGCCTTGAAGGCGACGGCGGTGGCTGCAGCGAATCGGTCGATGTCGACGCGGTCCCAGGCTCCGAGCTGTTCCCATGCCCGCAGCGACACCGTCGAGGCGCGGTTGGCGATGGTGGCGAGTCGAGCTTGGAACCGTTCCGTGACCGCAGCAGCGGCCGCCTCACTCAGTGGCATCAGGCTGCAGGAAGGCTTGAGCAGCGAGTTCGCCGCGCATCCGGGAGATCTCCTGCGGTGTCTTCTGCAGCACGTCTCGGGCGATGGTCTCCAACCCGATCCCGGCGGCCGCGAACTTGGCGGCAGCGTCGGCCTTCTGCTCGAGGCTGTATCGCTCGATCGGCGCCCAGATGACCTCCATGTCGCCGCGGGATGCCCGCTGGGTGTCGCCGGCGTACGCGAAGGCGAGGGACATGACCTGCTCGTAACCCTCGCCCTGCTGACGGCACCGGTCCCGCACCTTGAACGTGCGGGCTTCGCGCTTGAGCTGAGCGCCCTCTGCGGAGCCGCCACTGTCGTCGGGGTACAGGTACTGGATCGGCGTCGAAGTGGCGCCGGCGAGCGTGACGATCTCCTGCTTCTCCGACTGCAGGATCGGCGACAGGTCGACGACGCCGGACTCCCAGATCTTGGCGTTCTCCGGCAGGTCCCACAACGACCCGGGGCCCGACAGGAAGTCCTCGGAGTAGTCGATCTCCTCACCCGTGGACGGGTCGGTACGTGGCAGGCCTTGGATGGCTCGCTGGCGAAACGCCTGGAGCGTCATGATCTCGAGCCGGTTCAACACGACGTAGGTGAGCCGGTCCAGCGCCGCGATGTGTGGCTGGAACTCGCCCTCGGGCGCCCCGTCGATGCCTGGCATGTTGAGGAACTCGACGATGG